CTCCACCTGATCCACGGGATAGTTTTAATCAAGAGAATGAATATTGGGATACGATGATAGCCTTGAAAAAGGTAGATACAACAGATATTAAGCAAGTTGTTAAAAAGAATACATGGACATCAGGTATTACCTATGACATGTATAGAAATGATATTACCGCCGAAAATCCATCTAAACCTTCCAATGCTACTACTTTATATGCTGCAAATTATTTTGTAGTTAATGAAGATTATAAGGTTTATATTTGTTTACAGAATGGAACAGATCCCGATAACCCCGAAGGAAAAGCATCATTAGATCAACCCACATTTACTGATTTAGAACCAAGAGCAGCAGGAAGTAGTGGTGATGGATATATTTGGAAGTATTTGTATACAATTAAACCAGGTGATATCGTAAAATTTGATTCAACAGACTTTATGCCTGTTCCTGCAGATTGGTCCACTAATACTACCGATGCTGCTGTAAGAGATAATGCGACAACTAGTGGACAACTTAAGATTGTTACTATTACTAATCGAGGTGTTGGATTAGGAACTGCTGATCAAACTTATACAAAGGTTCCTATTAATGGCGATGGTCAAGGTGCGGAAGCAACTGTTGTAATTAATAGTTCTTCTAAAGTTGAATCTGTTACTGTTTCTAAGGGTGGTTCGGGTTATAGTTTTGGAACCTTAGACTTAGCAGAAGGTGGGGTTCCTACAGGAAGTACTGCAGCAGCCTTTAATGTTATCATTCCTCCTCAGGGTGGACATGGGGCTGACATTTATAGAGAACTAGGAGCAAAAAATGCTCTTGTTTATGCACGAATTGAAAATGATGCAGAGAACCCTGATTTCATAACAGGGCAAGAATTTGCTCGTGTGGGAATTGTTCAAAATCCAGAAGCATATGGATCCAGTTCTAATTTAGAATTGGATAAAGCAAGTGCAGTATATGCTCTACGGTTGACTGGAGCAGGTGCTAGTACTGCTACTTTTACTGCAGATGATTTTGTTACTCAAACTATAGGGGTTGGATCAACTGCTGTAGGAAGAGTTATTTCTTATGATCAAACAACTGCTGTTCTGAAGTATTGGCAGGATAGATCTACTGCTGGTTTTAATACTAACGGTAGTGCAAATACGGATCCTACTTATGGATTCCAAATGGATAGATTTACGTCTAATATTAAAGCAGGTGGATCCTTTAATATTTTGGGAGGTTCAACAACTTTATCCATTAATACATCATTTACAGGTCTCTCTACTGTAATAAATAGTAGAACTTATTATCTTGGTCAGTCATTCACTGCAGGTGTGGCTAATCCAGAAGTTAAAAAATACTCTGGAGACATTATATACGTTGATAATAGACCGTCGATCACTAGATCAACAAACCAAAAAGAAGATATCAAAGTCATTTTGCAATTCTAAAGAATTATGTCTCAGGAAACTAACCTAAACGTCGCACCCTACTTTGACGATTTTAATGCAAGTAATGACTATTATAAAGTATTATTCAAACCTGGTTATCCAGTTCAAGCTAGGGAATTAAATAATCTCCAATCAATCTTACAAAATCAGATTGAGAAATTTGGTCAACACTTTTTTAAGGAAGGATCAAAAGTTGTTCCTGGAAATGTATCATATAATAATCAATATCATTCTATCCAGTTAGAACCTTCATTTCTAGGGGTTTCTCTATCTAATTATTTGGGTCAATTAGTAGGGGCAAAATTGACTGGAGTTACTTCAGGTGTAACAGCAATTGCAACCCAATGCACACTTGCTAAACATTCTGAAACAGGTAATCCAGCTCTTTATTTAAATTATTTACAATCAGATTCCACTAATAATACTGGAGGTCAGTTTCTGGATGGCGAATCCTTATCAGCAAGTGTAGATATATTATCTCCCAATACCGTTATCACAGCAGGAGAACCATTTGCTAATTTAATAGAATCAGGAGCAAATACTGTTGGATCTTCATTTTCAATAACTGAGGGTATTTATTTTGCTAAAGGTCAATTTGTAGAAGTAAGAAAACAAACTCTTCTTTTAGATCAGTATTCTAATACTCCTAATTATAGAATTGGTCTTCATCTTAGTGAGCAGATAATTAATGCAGATATGGATCCTGCTTTAAATGATAATTCTAGAGGATTTAATAATTTTGCTGCTCCTGGTGCCGATAGATTTAAGATTACTACTTCTTTAATTAAAAAAGATTTAGATGATTATGATGATAATAATTTCGTTGAATTAGCAACTGTCAGAAATGGTGTCTTAACTTCTCGCAGAACCACCCCAGATTATAATATACTGCAGGATGAGTTAGCTCGAAGAACTTATGCTGAATCAGGAGATTATTATGTAAAACCTTTTGGTGTTGGTGTAAAAGAATCATTAAATAATTATCAAGGAAATAACGGAATATTTAATTCTAACCAATTAACTTCTCAAGGAGCAGTTCCTTCCGATGATATAGGATTATATCAAATTTCTCCAGGTAGAGCTTTCGTAAAAGGATATGATATAGAAACTACTGGGTCAACCTATGTTGATTTTCAAAAACCAAGAACAACCTTAAGTCTTGAAGATCAAGGAATAAACTATAATACTGGTGCAACTTTAAAATTAAATAATGTATATGGAAGTCCTCAGATAGGTATTGGTAATACTTACGTCTTAAGTCTTAGAGATACACGAGTAGGAAGTGCTGCAACTCTTCCTGCAGGTAAAGAAATTGGATTAGCAAGAGTCTATGACTTTGATTTAGAATCTGGATCTTATTCTAGAACCAATGAAAATACTAATGAATGGGATATTACTCTTTATGATATTCAAACAGTTACAGAAATAACTTTAAAGGAACCCATTACCTTATCTGTTCCCAGTCATATTAAAGGAAAATATAGTGGTGCAACTGGATTTATAAAATCATCTGTTGCTGCTGGTGTTGCTGTTACTCTTTATGATGTAAAAGGTGACTTTATAGAAAATGAAAACTTCATTATAGATGGAGTAGAAAATACTAGAGTTGCCATTGCAGTAACTAATTACGGTATTTCCGATATAAAGTCCGTTTTTGGTAATACAAACGGGCCAGACATGAATACAGTGGGTGCTGCACAAACGTTTGCTGCAGATACTATTGTTACTCCAATCACTTCAATTGGCGTAGGAACCATTAGTCAATATGTATGGAACTCTACCAGTGGTGCTATTAGTACTATAAGAAGTACAAGTCCTAATTTCCCAGGACAAATAAGAACTGGAAATTTGGTGAGGTTTAGTAGTACTAATGCGGTTGATCCCGTTCTTACTTCTGTGGTGAGTGTGGGTACAACTCACATTGTTGTTACAGGAGTTACCACTGTTACTGGAGTAGTCGATGGTTTATTACCAGGATCGGTAACCCAAGTTTCTGATCTTGCAGTAGTTGGAGCAGATCTTCAGAAAGCAAGAGATGTCTCTTTCTACACAAAACTTCCTAAAGACAATATTTCTAATGTAGATCTTACAGATGCTTCTTTAGTTATTAGAAAGACCCAAAATGTAAACATTACATCAGGTCAACTTTCTTCTGCTATTGATGCGGGTAGTAATGAGACATTTTTACCCTTTACTCCACAGAGATATTTCTTACAGAGAAGTGATGGAACTACTGAAGATTTAACTAGTGATCAGGTTCAGATTAATGCAGCATCTACTCAACTACAAATTTATGGTTTGGGTGGAAATGATGATGCTGTTTTGGTTACTACCATTAAGAAACTTAAGCCAAAATCCAAAGTAAAAATTAAAAATAGAGTTAATACTTTATTAGTTGATAAATCTACTAATGATGCATCTGGTATTACCACTTTAACTGAGAATGATGGATTAACATATGGAAATTATCCTTATGGAACGAGAGTACAGGATGAAGAAATATCATTAAATGTTCCTGATGCTATACAAATACATAAAGTTTATGAATCTGCATCAACTTCCGATCCATCTGCTCCAACTTTAACCTTAACATCTCTTACAGGTCCTACTGGAAAAACTGCTGACTTAGTAATAGGAGGAAAAGTTAAAGGAAAAACTAGTAATGCATGTGGATTAGTAGCAGAATCGGTAACAAATTCTCAAATTACCTTTATTCCTCAGAATGAAATTAATTTTAAGGAAGGGGAAACAGTTTTATTTGAAGAATCTGGAATTGAAGGAGTTATAACAACTGTTGATTCCTCTAGTTTTGATATTACGTCTAGTTTTGAAGCTGAAAATGGTCAAAAAGAAGATTTTTATAATTATTCTATCATTAGAAGAAAATCTGATGCAACCGCACCTAATAAAAAGATAAAAATTTACTTCTCAAATGGTTATTATCAGTCCACTGATGATGGAGATATTACAACAGTAGATTCTTATTCTACTTTTAATTACTCAACTGAAATTCAATCAGTAAATGGTATCAGAAATACGGATTTAATTGATATTAGACCAAGAGTTTCTGATTATACCGTCGCTGCTGATGTGAGATCTCCTCTTGAATTCTATGGAAGAACATTTAATGCATCAGGAAACTCTGCTGCAAATATTTTAGCATCAGATGAAACCATAGTAACTGATTTTTCATGGTATCTTGGAAGAATTGACTCTATTTACGTTACTAAAGATGGGGAATTCCAAGTTAAAACAGGAGTTCCTTCCGAACAACCAGAAGAACCTGGAGCAATTGATGATGCATTAAAGATTGCTGTCGCATCTTTACCTGCTTATCTCTATAATACATCAGATGTTTCTCTCAATTTCTTACAATATAAGAGATATACAATGTCGGATATCGGCCGACTTGAAACTAGAATTAAAAATCTAGAATATTACACTACTCTTTCTTTATTGGAAGCTAATACTGCTAGTTTATTCCTTCCTGATCAAAATGGAATAAACAGATTTAAGTCAGGATTCTTTGTTGATAACTTTACTTCATTCCTTGCTCAATCAAATCTTGTTGCATATAAGAATAGTATTGATTTACTTCTTCAAGAACTTAGACCAAAACATTATACTACTGCAGTAGATTTATTGATGGGGCCTGTTGAAAATGCTCAAGCAAATGCAGATTTATCAACTACTCAACCTCAAGGAACTAATATTCAAAAAACAGGAGATATTGTAAGTTTAAGTTATAATGAAGTAGAGTGGTTGAAGCAAGTTAATGGAACCAGAACGGAAAGTGTAACACCTTTTATAATCAGTTTTTGGGGTGGAAGTATAGAACTAACTCCTGCATCTGATAATTGGGTTGATACAGCAAGACTTGAGGCTAATATCATAAATGTAGAAGGTGATTTTACACAGCAGGTTGCTGATTTACAAGAAAGATTTGGAGGAGATCCTCAAGAAGGATTTGGTTCTGTAATCTGGAATTCTTGGGAGGAAATTTGGTCTGGTGTAAATCAAAATCCTGCACCTCCAACTATTCAAACTCGACGAGAATGGAATGGTAATCGTTTAGTCGAAACTACATTTAGTGTTACAGATCAAATTCGTACAGGTACTAGAAGAATTGTTACTGAAACATTTGATAGAGAATCAAGAGGAGACAGATTGGTAAGTAGGGCCTTAATTGCTTCGATGAGATCAAGGAATATCCAATTTGTAGGAAGTAGAACTAAACCTTCTACAAGGCAATATGCTTTCCTCGATGGAAGAGATGTAACTCAGTATTGTGTTCCAAAATTATTAGAAATTTCAATGATTTCTGGAACTTTCCAAATAGGAGAAACAGTTACAGGAACTACAAGACCATTAGGAGTATTACCTATTACGAATGATGATACTCGTCCTTCCATTAGATTTAGAGTTGCTCAATCCAATCATCTTACAGGTCCATATAATTCTGCTACTAGAACCTATAGTCAAAGTCCTTATGGATCTGATGTAGTACCAAATAGTTATTCCACTACTTCTACCACATTAAATGTAGACACCTTCTCTTTATCAAATGAACCTCAAGGTACTTATTGGGGATGGGTAGAACAGGATATGATATTAGTAGGAGGAACTAGTGGTGCTCAAGCAACTATTTCTAATGTTAGATTAATATCTGATATAGGATCCAACTTAATAGGAAGTCTCTTTATTCCTGATCCTAATATTTCTAATAATCCTAAATTTGATACTGGAGATAAAGTATTTACTTTAACTAATAGTTCTTCTAATGATAGAAATACTGCAACCAGTATTGCTGATCAAATTTTTGCTTCTACGGGTGCTCTAGAAACAATTCAGGAAGATATTGTTTCTACTAGAAATGCAAGTATTGAAGTACAAGATGTTACTGATCAGAGACAAGTAACAACTGAGATTGGTAGAAGAGTTGTAAGACAAAGAGATCCTTTAGCTCAATCTTTCTTTGTTGAAGATGCAACAGGTGTTTTCTTAACTAGTTGTGAAGCATTCTTTGCTACTGTAGATGAGAATGACTTACCTGTTACTCTCCAATTAAGAACAATGAAAAATGGATTACCTACTACTAAGGTAATTCCATTCTCTGAAGTGGATCTTGAACCATCGGATATAACAATTTCAAATGATGGATCTGTTGGAACAACATTTAACTTTAAATCTCCTGTTTACTTAGAAGGGGGTATCGAATATTGTATGGTTCTTCTTTCAGACTCTGCTCAATATTCAGTATATATTTCAAGGGTTGGGGAGGTTGATTTAATAACAGGAACATTTATTTCTCAGCAACCAACTTTAGGATCCTTATTTAAATCACAAAATGCTTCTACATGGGAACCAAGTCAGTGGGAGGATCTCAAATATACTCTTTATAGAGCAGATTTTGCTACCACTGGATCTATAGAATTTTATAATCCACAATTAGATGAAGGTAATAAGCAAATTGCTCATTTATTATCTGATCCATTACAGTTAACAGGAAGAAAAATTAAGGTTGGAATTGGATCTACCTTAAATGATACTGATCTAACTGTTGGAAATACGGTTCTTCAGCATGGAAGTAGTGCGACAGGTACTTATGTGGGTAATGCAGGTATTGCAACAGGAACTTTAAATATTATTAATGCAGGTATCGGATATACTCCATTAACAGGTACTTATCAATTTGATCAGGTTCCTCTTACTAATGTAACAGCTTCAGGAGAGGATGCTGTAGCAGATATTACTATCACCAATGGGGTAGCAGTAGCGGCAACTATTTCCTCCTTTATTGTTGGGTCGGGGGGTACAGGATATGTTCCAGGTGATGTTCTAGGAATAGGAACAATTGGTAATAATTCATTAGGATTAAATGCTCGACTTTCACTTGTTTCCATTGCAAATACTTCACAGTTAATTCTTGATAATGTTCAAGGTGATTTCTTAACAGGAACTGGAAATACAGTTAAGTATATTAATAATACAGGTCTTACAACTGATCTTAATGGTGCTAATAATGTGGGAGGAAATGTAGTAATTACGGATATTGATGTAGTGAATAGTGGATTGAATATAGTTGTTAATCATAAGAATCATGGAATGTATTTTACTGATAACTATGTGACTGTTTCTAAGGTACAAAGTGATATCATTCCCACAAAACTTGTGAGTGATTTAGAAATAACAGAAACGGGAAATATAGAAGTGGATAGTGCTACTAACTTTGATCAGTTTGAAAATGTTGGAGTAGGAACTACTAACTATGGTTACTTGAAGATTGGAGAAGAAATTCTCTCTTATGAAAGTGCTGATGGAACTACTATTGGTATTACTTCAAGATCTATTGATTCTACAACAACAAAGAATTATCTTGCTGGTACTCCAGTTTACAAATATGAACTTGGTGGGGTTTCCTTAAGGAGAATTAATAAAACTCATTACTTAGGAAACGTATCAATTGCTAATTCTATTACCTTTGACTCTTATAATATTAAACTTGATATGGGATCTAGTGGTTTAGGAAGATCTACTGGAGAAAGTTTCCCTATTCTTTATATGGGTCAAACCAAGTCAGCTGGTGGAGACAATGTAACTG